AAGACTCAGGTAATAAAATAGAAGAAGTTCTAAAAGCTTACGGAATATATCAAGGAAATAGAAAAGGTGGCCGTATGAGTTTTAAAAAATTCTTTGAGCTATTCGCACCAGAGAATTTTGCTGAGGGTGGATCAGCTGGCCAGTTAGTAAGCAACACGGTCGATGGATCACGGCCCGGGTATAGTGGCGATCCTTTAAAAGAATATAAAATGACTAGTGGTGGTCGTAGACTTGGTGTTACTGTGGAAGGTGGCGAACGTGTTGCAAGTAAAATTATGAAATACATTTATAAAGATAAAGCCACAGGTAAAGAGATAGAAGTTTTTAAAGTTAAAATTACGGACCAGCCTTCAAACAAGGGTGGTAAAATGAAAGCGGGTAAAGGGGGCAATTATAAAACTTTATTATCAAAAGAATTTTCTACGTTAGAAGAAGCTGTAGGATCAAGAGATGATTACTATAAAGAAAATCCCGGCAAAAGAGTAGTTGACCCTACGAAAAAAAGTGAAGCTAAAAAGAAAAGAAGAGAAAATGAAAAATTAGCAGGAGGAGATGAAAAATTTAAAACCGGTAATAATAAAATTCAAAAAGGACATTCTACTAATATAGAAGGTAAAAATAAAATTAAACCTAAAAATATAATATATACACCAACAGATATTAACTCTAAAATGGGCGGTAAAGCAGGATCTGTTGATGCTCAAAACCCAAGTTCGTTAGATAGTCTAGATTTAAAACAAAGAAACACTGAAGCTGAAATAAAAAAAATTAAAAAAAGTAAACTTCCTGCCGCTGAAAAAAAAAGATTATTAGCTATAGAAGACAATAAATTAATGCGATATGTTGCTCAATCTGATGGTTATAAAACAGCCATGTTGAGTGATGGTGGTGAGTATGGTACTAATTTTAGAAGTTTACAATCTCAAGATATGTTTAATGAATTTCCAAATATGACCGAAAAACAAGTAAAAGAATTTGTCGGAGAATACTTTACTCAAAAAGGAGATTTAAAACCAAAATATAAAAATGCAAAAGATCTTCCTCAATCTGTACAAGATAATATAGTTAAAGCTTACACGTTTAATGAAAACGTAAAAAACGCTCAAACTAATGCAACAAAGTCAAAACAAGTTGCATCCTTACTTGAAAAATTAGGTTGTGGTAAATCTGCGGGTGGTAGAATTAAATTTAATAAAGGCACGACATGTGCAATCAAAGGCAGAGATATTTTAGAAAAAGGATTAAAGAGGGGGTTTAAAGAATCGGACGTTGGTCTTGCAAAAAAAATTCTAGGTAGTGGTAAATTTTTAAAAGACGCGGTATCGCTTAGAGGTTTGTTTGGTCCCGCAGCTTTAGCATTTACTGCATTAACTGAAGCAGGGTTTGTTGGTTATGATATGTTATCAGAAGGTAAGTCATTTAAAGAAGCTGTAGGGGATAGTTTATTTAATTATATGTTAGGTGATAAAACTAAAATAGACTCTGAAGAAGAGTTTATTAAAAGATTAAAAAATATACCGGGTTCTCCGAGTCAAGGTTTTCGTGGTGTCACTGATGAAGATATTGGTAAGATGCAATACTTTAAAGAAACTTTAAAAGATATGGGTACAGGTTTTAAAAACTACAATGATATAGAGGCTATAAATAAAAAGCTTAAAGATGACAAAGAAGGTGTTATGAAAGATCAGTTTTCTGAAAATGCTTTTCAACTAGAAGCGGATAAAGATAGATTACAGGCTGATAACCAAGACTACTTTAGAACAAACACTGCTAATAGAGTAAGTAATTATCTTACATCTGATGCTGCTGCAGAAGGAGCAGAAGCTGCTTTAAAAGCATCTTTACTAGAGACAGAAGATAGGTATAAAGGTATAAACCCAACTTCTAGAAAAGGTGTTGAAAGCCTTAACCAAAAAATAGCAGATAACAGAGGTGATTTATATAGAATGAATAACCCAACTGAGTATAATGAATTTGGAAATATATTTGTAAATGCAACCCCAGGAGAGCAGAGTTATTTTATGGGAAGAACTGAGTTTATGGAAGGAGGCATAGCTAGTCTAAATGTCAATAAAAAAAAATAAACAAAACAAGAAAAACCCAACGCTGGTAAAAAATAACCCAAGTTTTAAATGGTGGGCAGTTCCACCTAAAAAGGGACCTCTATCACAGGGGTTGAAATTACCACCAAAACAAGTTAAGAAAGCATAGGAGAAATATATGGCAGATATAGACAAAGCTCTCCCTAACGAAAGACCTGAAGAAGAAGTTGCAGAAGAGGTTAACGTTGAGGAGTTTCAAGACACTGGAAACGGTCCTGTAGAAATTACTGAAGATGAAGAAGGGGCAACAATTGATTTTGACCCATCACAAGTTGATATGCCAGAAGATGGCGGAGATCACTTTGCAAATTTAAACGAATTACTTCCCGAAGAAGACACAAGTATTATTGGTAATCAATTACAATCTGATTACATGGAATACAAAACTTCTCGTGCTGAATGGGAAAGAGCTTACATCGTAGGCTTAGATCTTTTAGGATTTAAATATACAAACAGAACAGAACCTTTTCAAGGAGCATCGGGCGCAACTCACCCCGTGTTAGCTGAAGCTGTAACTCAGTTTCAATCTTTAGCTTATAAAGAATTATTACCTGCAGACGGACCGGTTAGAACCATGGTCATGGGTGCAACAACCCCGCAAAAAGAAATGCAGGCGCAAAGAGTTAAAAATTATATGAACTATCAAATAATGGATCAGATGAAAGAGTATGAATCTGATTTTGATCAAATGTTATTTTATCTTCCATTGTCTGGTTCAACATTTAAAAAAGTTTACTATGACGACTTACTGGGACGAGCAGTATCAAAATTTGTTCCAGCCGATGACCTTATTGTTCCGTATACGGCTACCTCATTAGACGATGCGGAAGCAGTCATCCACGTTGTTAAGATGTCAGAAAACGATTTAAGAAAACAGATGTACTCTGGTTTCTATTCTGATATTGAATTAACAAAACCTACTGGCACTGTCACAAACGAACTTGAAGAAAAAGAACGTGAAGTTGAAGGTGTTAGTAAATCTCAAAGAATAGATCCTTTGTACACACTTCTAGAATGCCACGTTAATCTAGACTTAGAAGGTTTTGAAGATGTGGGTAATGACGGCGAACCCACTGGAATAAAATTACCTTACATCGTTACAGTCGAAGAAGGTAGTAAAAAAGTTTTATCTATCAGACGAAACTTTGCAGCTAATGATCCTAAGAAAAATAAAATTGATTACTTTGTCCATTTCAAATTTCTGCCAGGACTAGGGTTTTATGGCTTAGGATTAATTCACATGATTGGCGGTTTGAGTCGTACTGCAACTGCGGCTCTACGTCAGTTATTGGATGCAGGTACATTATCAAATTTACCAGCCGGATTTAAACAAAGAGGTGTCAGAGTAAAAGATGATGCCGCTAATATACAACCAGGAGAATTTAAAGACGTTGACACTCCAGGTGGTAATCTAAAAGATGCTTTCGTATTCTTACCTTACAAAGAACCATCACAGACTTTATTACAGTTGATGGGAATTGTAGTTCAAGCAGGACAAAGATTCGCGTCCATTGCTGACATGCAGGTTGGTGACGGGAATCAGCAGGCGGCTGTTGGTACAACCGTAGCTCTTTTAGAACGTGGTTCAAGAGTAATGTCAGCGATACATAAAAGACTGTACGTAGGTCTTAAACAAGAATTTAAATTACTGGCTAAGATATTTGGTGAGTCTTTACCACCAGAATATCCATACGATGTAATTGGTGCTGCAAGAAATGTTAAGGCAACTGATTTTGATGAAAGAGTAGATGTATTACCGGTAGCTGATCCTAATATATTCTCAATGAGTCAAAGAATATCTATGGCGCAAACTCAATTACAATTAGCTCAATCTAATCCGCCAATGCATAATATGTATATGGCTTATAGAAATATGTACACGGCAATTGGTGTAAAAGACATTGACAGAATCTTACCACCACCTCCACCGAATCAACCTAAAGATCCGGCGTTAGAACACATTGATGCAATGGGACAAAAATCATTTCAAGCATTTCCAGGTCAAGATCATAGAGCCCATGTTACTGCTCACTTAAACTTTATGGCTAGTAACTTTGTTAGAAACAATCCTAGCATTACAGCAGCGTTAGAAAAAAACATTATGGAACATTTATCTTTAATGGCTCAAGAACAAGTTCAATTAGAGTTTCCACAAGAAATGCAAATGTTGCCACAACTACAACAAGCTGCAGTTCAAAACCCACAAGCTCAACAACAGTTTCAACAGATATCTCAAAAGATAGAATCTAGAAAAGCTATTTTAATTGCTGATATGACTGAAGAGTTTATGAAGGAAGAGAAACAAATTACATCTCAGTTTGATCATGATCCACTACTTAAATTAAAACAAAGAGAAGTAGATCT